CAGCATTTGCTCCACACTACTATTATAGCTAGTGTTGAGGTCCGAATTGAAATTAATGAGAATTAACTTTATGAAAGATGCTAACGCAACTCACATAAGCTGTTTGATTGTTCGTAGTGTGCTAGGTGAAGAGGGTAAAAGTTACCAGAAACTCCTAGAGAAATACGTTAAGACGAATGGCGTTGAATGGACTGTAGCTCGTTTAAAAGCTTGTTACACAGCCAGTCTTCACCTCAAAAACCGTGATAATGATAAAGCCATTGCTTGTTACAGAATGGTGTCTATCGCTTATACTAGTAAGGGTTATCCCCGTGATAGCGTTCTTGCATTGCCGATGAAACGATTTGTTAATTCATCTCGTCCACAGAAGCTGAAAGCATATGCCGCAGTTTTACGTTGCTATACTCTGTTTACTTTAAAGAAAGCAAGCCGAGCGCAATGTTTAAAAGTTCAAACGTCGATCTCAGAACCCCAAGTTTTTATTGGTGGGGAAGAGAGAGTGTTAAAATACGCGTATGATTTACTGGACCGGGGTTTAACGGCCCTTAAGTTAAACGAATACAAGCCAAGAATCAGGGCAGAAGACTTCTGTCTGTCCAAGCTTTCACCATTTACGGCGACGTATTCGGGTAGACCCGTCATGAAACCTTTGAAGTCAAAGGGTACCGTTAAAGGCACACTTGTGAAATCTAAGCTCCATTCACAGAATAGCTCTGCGGTTAGTGACAGGCCTTTCTTTAAGGCAGTCTACTCACTTATGAACTCGTTTTACTTACCCACAGCACTACAGAGAGTAGTACCCTGTTGGGAGATTAGAGAACGTCAACAAGCGCTTTACAAACGCGAGTTGAGTGAGGAAAGTTACCAGAAAATCAGTGCCGCCGGCAAAATACACATTATCCAAGAAGGCGGATGCAAGGCGAGAGCCGTTGCTATTCCAAACGCTTGGGTGCAGATGGGTTTCTACCCATTACATAGAGAGATGGCCAATATAGAACGTAAGTTCTTGGCAGATTTCTCGTGTGTACATGATCAGCGACGTGGTGCTATACAAGTATTGAAACGGCTTCAAACTGGCAGTAGTTGCTACTCCGTGGATCTAAGTTCCGCCACAGATAGATTTCCTAGGCAGTTCCAGACACATGTCTTGGAGCAACTCGGACTACACGCTTACGCAAATGCTTTAAAAGATTTGTGTAACCAACGATGGGTGTTTCCACAAGCCCAGGAGTTCGGCATAGCAGATGTTACTTATTCTGCTGGTCAGCCGATGGGCCTTTACGGGTCATTTCCATTATTCAATGCAGTACACGTCATCCTCGTCAGAGGTTTGGTGCAGTACCTTGAAGATTCGAAGGGTTTGAAGTTAGAAACGTTTGAAGATGGGACAGCTTTCAAAATACTGGGTGATGATATTGTCATCTCAGATCAAAGGTTGTGCGACCGCTACAGAGGCTTACTCAGCTCTTGTGGTGTCGCCGTGGCTCCAAGCAAAACTTTTGAAGGAAGTGTCGCTGAGTTTGCAGGCTTTTTAATGCTGCAAGCTACGACCCCTACGGGCTTTGTTGGGTTTCGGCCTTACAAATTTCCAAAAGGAGGTTACATCAGTAACCCTGTCAATCTTCTAGACGCTCTTGGTATACGTGTTAAACGTATGGGTCGTAAGTGGACGCGCTTAATTCAGGCGTACAGTCTTACGGTCCAAGAACGGTGTTTGGACCTAGCACCTATGTATCCAACCGAAACTCACAATCAAGTGGGGATCTCAGGAACACTGGGCATCCAAAGTGTCGTCAGCTTACGGGATAGTATCCTTTACTGCGCTAATTTAGGCAATAAAGAAGTGTATCTCAAAGCTGAAAGTTGGTATTGTCAAGAACCTATTGTTTATGATGGGTTTCGCGAACGTATCGATGAATCAAAGAAGATCCAAGTCAACAATGCTAAACTTCCGCCAACGAGTAGGGTCACACTGAAAAGTGGGATTCCTATCAAGGCTAAAATAAACAAAGAGGTCGTGTTACCTCCTTTGAGTGATCAACCTGAAGCTTACTTAGATCAGGTGCACGGCACTGCAAGAACATCTGCAGTTGCTAAGCAAGATCCTCTAATTAAAGAAGGTCTGGTTCTTCAGTTTGCTTATGAAGACCAGTTGGCCAAGTCGAAGGATAGTGAAACACCTACGCCTGAAGCTTGTGAGATTAAGACCGATGCTGTCATCACGACAGAGGAAGAATTAATCCAAGCTCTGAACGCTCGCAAGAGAACTACGAGCTGCCCAAACCATAGTGACAATGAGGACGCAGTTAAGAATAACGACGTCTCAAAAGAGAATCCGGTACGGCCTCGGCCACCCAGACTCTAATAGCAC